AAGTAAGCAATAAGGTCTGCACGTTTAGCTTCTTTCTTTTCTTTGAAGTTCATCTTTGTACCTTTGACTAACTTCTTAGAATCTGTAAGCCATGCATCCATTAGCTCTGGCGTCCATTCTGGATTATCAGCAGCCCATTTAGCAAAGCCTTTTGAATATTTAAAGTCTTCTACACCAACACCGCGGTTCATGATGTTCCATAGATTGGGTCCGACTTTATTTTTACCGCCTTCTTCGACGCTGTGACAGCTTGCACATTTCTTAAATGCTTTTTCGCCTTTGGCAGCATCACCTGCAAATGCCGGAGTAGCAAGTACTGCCGCAACTGCAATCGTTGATAGTAAGTTTCTCATCCGTGAGTCCTTTCTCTATTTGGATATTTAAAAGTAACACAGGTTAACTAGAGTGTCAACCTTTTAGTTGATCAGCCATGCCGTGATTTACATCTGCATGTCCTTGCTCGTCTGCACGAACTGCTTTGACAACTTCTCTTAGTCTTGCATTGGGTATTAAATTATAATAGTCAATTGCAATCTGCGGAGCAGGAATGTTTTCAATTACTCCTGCATCAATTTGCTCTAAATATTGAGTATAACTGATCACAGCTTGATCTTCGAAGTATCCTACCATTCTATGTGCTGTACTTGGAAAGAAAACATATAGAATAAAATAGAAATGCCAAAACACAAACTGAGCAAGCAAGATAATTAATCTTTCTAACCAGTTAGGCTTTGCTATCTCTATGAATATCATTAGATGCATACGTTCGTTCTCTGCTTCTTCTAGCAGAGTCTTGATCCAGCCACGTTCATCTGGCTGCATCTTTCTTAGGCTGCGCAGGTGTTGCCACATGCCAGCAACCATACCAGGAACACCTGCTACGGTTTCTAAAACTACGGCCCTATGTCCGTATCGCTTTGCGAAGAATGTATCCGCGAACCAGCGAAAGGACATAGTAAGGCCGTATGCAACTCTATCAGAGAACCCCTGCATAGTGTAAGCCGTTTAGAATCATAAATGCACTTAGGATTGACATCATTCCTAAGAACGCAATAGTACCTCTAACTAAGTCTTTCCAGTTATACATTATCAACTTCCTCAATACTCTTACCTAGCATAAGTGCTTTGGCTTCGTCTTGATAGCCCATGCGAGATAGTTCAGCAGCAGCTCTTGCTCTACCAGCTGACTCACCAAATGCAATAATACCTACGAACACAGTCATTAAGACTTTGCCTAATGCTCTGAACATCTTTGGCAATGGGTTCTTAAATGTTGGCTGTCTAAAATTAACGCCGTTGCGTTTTGCTTCTAGTGATACTTCCATTACACCCACCCTGCCAAGTTAGCGTTCTCACGAACAGCACGAAGGTCAGCAGTACCGTGTGCAACAGTATAAATGTCGCCGCGAGTGAGTCCCATATCGTTTAGTTCACGATCTGTAAGTGCTGATAGTTCTTTGATTGTACGGTTGATTTGTTTGCGTTGAATACGCTGTTCGTTTAGGTTAACGAAGAATTGTGCAACTTTTTTCAACAGGCCTGAGTTGCTGCCTGTCATTGATAGTGTAGTCATTTCATTTCCTTTATGTATATGTGTGTGTGAGTTCTAAGGTTCGTCACGTACCCCGGTCTCCCCCGGCGCTACCTTTGTATGGCATAGGAAATGCCCTTCTTTTTTTACAAGCCGAAGTCGCTTATTAGTGAAAACCATTACTGGTTTCTACTAACACCATTATTTATACTATAGTATAATAGATGTTGACAAAAATCAACGGTTATTTGCGCATACCCGTCATGTTATTTTTGCATGGATCTCATTAAATTTTCTAATGTATTGATTGACACACAGATAAACAATGTTAATATAAATAGATCGTAGGCAACGTCGAGCCTACCTACAATGTGAGCGACAGTGTTGAAGCTGTCAAGCAAAGGAGAAATCAATGGACGCACTCACCCTATGGAGCCTTGTCGGCTTCCTATTCGCCGCTTATGCGGTTATTGCAAATGATTCAGTACAAACTCTCGGTACATGGATCGCATCTAACAATGAGAGATTCAACTGGAAGATTATGTGGGCCGCCGCTAGTGCGGTTTTATTATGGGCCCTATGGTACGGTTACTATATGTATGGAGACATTTCATATGGACGACTGAACAAGATTCCGTTTGTAGAAGTACAATGGTATCATGCTATGGCACCTGCCGTACTACTGTTATTGACACGGGTCGGTGTACCTGTATCAACATCCTTCCTAGTGTTGAGTGCTTTCGCAAGTACTTTTGTGCTAGAAAAGATGTTGATTAAATCAATGATGGGCTATGTGGTTGCAGCAACAGCAGCATATGGTATTTGGTTCTTTGTTAGTCGTTGGCTAGATGAAGGCAAACCAGTTAACGAAGCACACAAACCTTACTGGCGAGTAGCACAGTGGATTACTACAGGCTTCTTATGGTGGACATGGCTAAGTCATGATATGGCAAACATTGCAGTGTTCCTGCCACGTGAACTTGACATTCCGCTAATGCTTATGATCTCAGTAGTCTTTGTAGGCGGGCTTGCATTTATGTTCCGTGAAGGCGGAGGCAAGATTCAAAAGATTGTACTAGAGAAACACAATACTCGTTACATTAGAAGTGCAACGATTATTGATTTAGTTTACTGGGCAATCTTGTTCTTCTTCAAAGAGCTCAACGATATTCCAATGTCAACAACTTGGGTGTTCGTAGGTATGCTTGCCGGACGTGAGTTTGCTATTGCAAGTTTCATGGGCAAGAAGAAAACAAAGAGTGTGTTCCCACTAGTGGGCAGAGACTTTGGTAAGATGATGATTGGACTAAGTGCATCACTTGCTATTGTATTGCTGATACACTATGTTTTAGTACCAAACGGATTCTAAACTAAGGGGAAGGTTGTGTTCGACGACACAACCTTTTCTCTTGACATAACACTCGATGAGTGTATAATTACACTATAGCTTAACTTAACAACGAAAAGGAAATCGCTTGAAAATGAAGATCATCACAGGAAACGCTAATCCTCAACTAGCGCAGAGTATTGCAGACTATTCGTTTGCACCGTTATTGCCTACCAAGATTAGTACATTTGCTGACGGTGAAACAAGCGTAGAGTTTCTAGACAACATTCGCGGAGAAGATGTATTCATTGTGCAAAGCACTTCTACACCTGTAAATGACAGCTTAATGGAACTATTGGTCATGATCGATGCTGCCAAGCGTTCAAGTGCTCATCGTATTACAGCAGTAATTCCTTACTTTGGGTATGCACGTCAAGACCGTAAAAGCGCAAGTCGTACGCCTATTACAGCAAAACTAGTAGCAGACTTGCTAACGACAGCAGGCGCACACAGAGTGCTTACAATGGATCTACACGCAGGACAGATCCAAGGCTTCTTTAACATTCCAGTTGACGATCTAACCAGCCGCCTGGTGTTTGCAAAAGACATTAGACACAATGTAGGAACAGACGAAGGCACAGTATTTGTAAGCCCGGACGCCGGCGGCGTTGTTCGTGCTAGGAAGTTTGCAGACATGTTCCATGCAGACATTGCTATTGTAGACAAGCGCAGGCCTGAAGCAGGCAAGAGCGAAGTTATGAATCTAATTGGCGATGTTAAAGGTAAACACGCTATTCTAGTTGACGACATCATTGACAGTGGCGGAACACTTTGCAATGCAGCACAAGCTATTATGGATGCAGGTGCGTTAAGTGTTAGAGCATATATTACACACGGAGTACTAAGCGGCGAAGCATGTCAACGTGTTGAAAAGAGTGTACTCACAGAGCTTGTAATTACTGACAGCATTGCAGACCGTTGCCCTAAGAACTGCAAAAAGACACGACAGGTTAGTGTCGCGCCTTTGTTTGGTGAAGCTATTCGTCGTGTAACTAACGAAGAATCAGTTAGCAGTTTATTTGGATAGAGCATACGCCTCTAAGTGCTTGATGTATTGCTCCATTGAATGATCACCAAAGCTGTCTATTTTGCCTTGCTTGATGCCCATCCACATGCCGCGCCACTTGTCTTTGACTAGTTGCCAGCCTGTTGGATTTCTAACTTGCCCATAAGCATTTAGATAGTGCTGAGTTCCGTGATGTACAAACCCCATTACCCAAAGAGGAACAGTAGTGACGATGTCATTGTTGTTCTTCCAACGATGATGCACAACACCTAGGCTCTTAACATACTTGCGCCATCCTACTCTAGGCGAACCATATGTGTACAGCTCTTCTGGATTAGGAACGCTTGCATAAAACATACAACGACTTGCCATAATAGTTGCCATTGCTGCTCCTAAGCTGTGACCACAGAACCAAACCTTCTTGCCTCGATTTTGTGTGCGAATCATATCGTCACATACCATAGGCCAAAGATCATCTACTTCTGTTTTAAAACCAACATGTACTCTGCCAATTGTTTCTGCCATTACTGGCACAGCTCTTAGATCAGCTTTGATATCGTTTAATTCTGTAGGTTCAGTGCCGCGACATGCAATCACTAAATCTTCTTTGTTCATAAAGCGATACGCTTGTGCGCCGTCTTTTTCGTAAAACTCAACAGTTGTAAACCCTAAAATCTTTGCTTGTTTTTTTGCGTCTTTTATGTTACTATATGCTATACTAGATAGTTTAGCGAAAAGAAGAGATCTTTCCTTGAAATTCATACTCGATATTGACATTATGTGCCCTCCAATGTTTGTAATATTTATATGCAATGTGTACTAAATACTGTATAGGAATAGTAAATATGAAAAAACGTACTAGAAGTATACTCGAAGAACTTAATAATGTTCACGGTCGTAGAGACAGTGACCATCTCATCGACACCACTGCTAATAATATTATTGAAAGCGCCATCAACCTATTAAGTAGAATACATTCTACATATGATGTGGATACTGCTGGCGAATTAGAAAGACGTTTTATCAACAGTATAAAGAGCAGTGACCCTCGCAAGTTTAAACGCAGTATGGGTAGAATAATAGAGAGTAAGAAAAATGATTCTTAAAGAAGGCGGCAACATATTTAAGACTGAGCAAGGACCAATTACTCAGCGTATTGCAACAAAAGATGTGCAAGCATCAATTGACTTTATAGAAAAGATCACAGGGTTAACCTTCGACGAAGAAGATTGGTTAGGTACAACTGGAAAGAAAGTTGATCCAGATGGCGAGTTTGAAAAGAACAGCTCTGGTGACTTAGATCTAAACACAGACGCAAACAAAGTAAGCAAAGCGCAGTTAATTAAAAAACTTACAGTATGGTTAAAGAGTCAAGGCGTTGATGACGCTGAGATTATGAATCTAGGTAAAGCAGATAACAAAAGAATAAACGGTGTTGCTGTTGCTAAAAATGACGGCTGGATTAAAGACGCAGGCGATCAAGTACACTTCCGCACACCTATTGCAGGCAGCGACAAGAATGGATTTGTTCAAACAGACTTTATGTTTACAGACGATCCAGTACATCAACGCAATGCAAAGCGTGGCGGAACAGATCAGTTTGGTGGAACTGATAGAGCTATATTATTAAGTGCAATTGCAAGAGGACGTGGAGTAAAGTTTAGTCCTAAGTTTGGCATAGTTGATCCTAATAATGGCGACAAGGTTATTAGCAACGACTGGAATAAAGGTATTCCAGAAATATTGTTAGGCAAAGGTGCAAAAGAAGCAGATACTCACACAGTTGAAAGTATGTTGGCAAAACTTAAAGGCGATCCAAACTACGAACAGCTTATTGCTCCGTGGAAAGAAGCAATGGAAAAGGCAGGCAAACAAGTACCTGAGTCTGCACCAACAGGGTATACTACACTAGAAGACAAACAGCTTGCACGTATCAAAGAACTAAGTGGCAACATGGGAAATGTTGTTATGTCAAGCGGAGCATTTAACAGATGAGATTCCAAGAGTTCCGTACAGTCTTAACTGAAGCAGCTAAAGTTGGCCGCGAGTATCAACACCTTGAGGATCTTGTGTTTGTTAAAGGATCTAAAGGTGCTCTTGAAGCAGCAGGTATTCTAGATAAGTTAGGAACTGACAGTTCAGACGTTGCTATCAAATGGGACGGCAATCCAACTATCTATTGGGGACGTGAACCTAACGGTGAGTTTGTTCTTGTAGGCAAGAATGGATGGGGTCGTAACAAAAGCACAAGCGCAGATGACTTGTCACGCTTTATACAAAACTCAGGCAAAGGTGTAGAAGAAGAACCATGGCGCAAAGACTTTGGTGAAGAGATGGCAGAAGTTTTTGAACTTATGAAATCAGCCACTCCAGATACATTCCGTGGATATGTGTACGGCGACTTGCTCTACAGTCCACGCAAGCCATTTACTAAAACAGATGGCGCAGTAGAATTTGAACCAAATAAAGTCAAGTACACAGTCGATACGAAGAGCCCTCTCGGTGAGCGCATAGCGAACTCAAAAGTCGGTGTAGTAGTTCACACAAAACTCGAAGAGTTTGGTTCAAAGTCTGCTACTCCTTTTAAAGATGTACAAGAACTTAATAGTCCAGACGTAGTAGTATTAGGACAAACTTATGTTACTCATCAACCTAAAGTTGATACATCAGAAGTTAAAGGTATTAGAGCAGCAGCAGAAAAGAATGCACAAGCAATTGACACATTCTTGCAAGGCACACAGGGACTAAGCAGTCCTGCACAAATTATCTATACATATGTTAATCATATGACACGTACACAACAGTTGAAGAATATCGACACTGGTTTCTTTGATTGGCTAAGTACTTCGAAAGTAAGTCAAGGACAGCAAGCAAAACTAGCAGCAATGAATGAAGCTAATCCAAAAGCATTACCTGCTATCTTTGGGCTTGTAAAACAGATTATGTCTGCTAAGGATCACATCATAGATCAATTAGACGATGCTGACGCAGACGTTAAGGCAACAACAAAAGGCGAGAAGGGCGGCGAAGGTTACGTGGCTCTTGGTTCAAAGACTAAACTAGTGCCACGTACAAGATGGCAACCAAATTAAGGAAGTAGAAAAATGAAAATTAATGAAGTAACAGAAGGTCCTTATGACATGTCACCATTTGCCAAAAAGATGGCAATTTATGGTCGTAGACTTGAACAAATGGGAATGGGCACAGGAGAACCTGGGAGCCTGGCAAAAATGTCAGATGAAGAGCTAGGCATGCTGAACAAAATGGGAACAGTCGGTTCTGCACTAACACGGGTTGGGTCTGCTTTTGGTATTAAAGATCCAACAAAAGGCGAAGGCTCCCCAGAGCAAAGGCTTGCAAAATTTTTCGGCGAGCTAGAAAGTAACTGCAACTGTGATAAAGCAACTATCATGAAGCTAATTAAAAAAGCAGAACAAGCAGGCGATATGAAAGCTAATGTTCCAGATCCTGAGCCACAAGACGAACCAGAAGATGATTTTGATGGACCAAGTGATGACGAGATTGCACGTCAGGCAGATGCAAGAGCAGCGAAGCGTAAGTAATGACTGAAAAGTATACCGCAGCACAGTGGGCAGAGATTGAAGGCGGACATGAAGTTACGCCTACTAAAGAAGAACCTTATTCTTTCTTGAGAGACCTGCACGAGTCACGCATGACCAAAGATAACGGCAATGCCAAGAAGCTGACTTATACTGACTGTGGTGAAAGAATGTACTTGACACTGTTGGCACTGGAAACAATGCGACAGTATCCAGACTTCAAAGCATATGTACAACGCTACTGCAAAAAGACAGCAGGGTTTGAGCTATACAAAATGTATCGCATCATGGGTACTGACCTCTACAACTTTATCTACTTCCTTGTAGGGGACGGCAGCGCACAAGACAAACTTAAAGATCCTGAAGCAGCAAAGCGTCTAAGATCAACAACAAAGCTACCAACAGCAGCTATTAATAGATATATTAATGCAGTTGCACAAGGCAAGGAACCTTCGCAAGTCAACAGTATGTTAATGGCAGTTGAAAGTGCTATCAACGTAACCAATAGCGATTACAAAGCAATACGCAGAAACTTAACTAACTTTGCACGTCTAACTAAAGCAGAGAAGCGTTTAGTATCAACACGTTTAATATTTGCGGTTCGCGCTAAACTGCGCAGCTCAGATATTATTGAAGACTTTGAAAAGTTTGCAGCAGTTAAGAACCTAGAAAAAGCAAGTGTAATAGATCCAGAACCAACTGTATCAACACCCGACATTGCAACAAAACCTAGTGACCTTGCAATGTACAGGTATTTAGTAGGCGACAAGAACCTAGCACTGACCAAGAAGTTCTTAGAGCAAGCTAAGGATGGCAAAGCAGCAAGTGCTATGATGGTGCAGGCATACTTGCCAGCTATTGAAATGATAGATGATATTGTACAAGCTGGCCCTGCTTATGTACAACAGCTAAGAGCGGTACATAAAAGAGCCAAAAGAAGCTAATTAAACACAAAAATATCATAAAATGATAAATAATATTATACAAAACGCAAGAGAAATGCGTTTTGCCATTAGATCATAGGAGAATATAAAATGGCTACAGTAGCAAGAAAAGCAAACACACTTATCGTAAAAGATACACTATTCGCAACAGCACAAGTAGGCGGTTGGAAAATCGCACTAGATGCAGCACTAACAGAAGATACAGCATCAGCTGGTATTGTAACACCTGGTACAGCTCGCGCACTAGCAGAAGAGCTAGGTTCAACAGCAATGTTGTTTGAAGTTACAACTAACAAGAAAGATATCATCATCATTGGTGATTCACATGCACTAGACGCAGCAACACTTAAAGCTCGTGCTGAGCAAGTGACTGGTGCAACTGCAACAGTAACAGCACTAACATCGCTAGTTGGCGTAACTGCAACTTCATAAGATTCCTTACTACCTTAGGAACCGTGATTGCTTACACAGGCGTCACACTAAAGAGTCACTTTTTAAGTGGCTCTTTTTTTATGGCTTAAATACTGTATGAGATTTACATTGCATACACTAGTTGATATTACTGAGACAGGAGCACGCCGCGGCGAAGATCCTGTAAAATATCGTCAACAACAAAACTTTCTTACAATTATGCAAACAATAGGATTAAGAGTAAATCCAACGTATGTTAAAGCACCTGAAGTTGTTAAAGAAGTGCCTAGTAAACTAGGACTAGGAACATCCTACAAGAACAAACAAAAAGTGTGGGCTTATACATTTGATATAGAATATGAAGGCGCATTAGACATTGAAACACTAGTAAATGACTTTGATCTAATACCAGTTATTACAGGATTAGAAGAAACTGTAAAGTTTAATAATGCGCAATTTATTACCAATAATAGTAGTATATGTAACATATCTTTTGTAATAGATGATAAATAACTTTGTAGCTTAAAAACTACCAGGCATATTAAAACACATTATACTAAAGGCCAACTGTGAGTTTACTTTAACCATTAACGGAGTTTATATGTCTGAGAATACGACAACAGAATTAGAAAAGCAGAGTTTAGAAGCACACGTAGATCTATGCGCTCTACGCTATGCTAACCTTGACAATCGTTTGAGCACTGTTGAAAATACCCTTAAAGAAATACACACAGATATTAAAAATGGCCAGGCTAGTATGACTAAAGTACTAATTGGTACAGCAGGAACAGTCATTGCAGGATTGCTTTCCACCCTTATTGTAATTATTATGCAGTAACCTTCCGCTCACGATAAATAACTATATGTTATTACGTGAGTTTTTTATTGACCCCGCAGAAGAGATCCTAGAAGAAGGACAAACATGGGCACGTTCTGGAAAGAAAGTTGTGCGCAAGTTCCGTTGTTCTGGAGGGCCTCGCAAGAATCGTGTTGTTGCTAAGATGTCGCAGTGTTTTGCAGCACCTGATATTAAAAAGCGTCAAACACTAAAGAAAACCAAAGCTAGATTAGGCAAAAGAATGATACGCAAAGCCAAGAAGACTAAACGTATTAATCCAGCTAGTAAGCGTGTTCAGTCTCTAAACAAGAGAAGAAGATAATGTTACTACGTGAGCTTATAGAAGGCGTTACTACTATCTTCGGCAAGAGTGGTAACAAAACAGTTCGCAAGTATCGCTGCACAAGTGGCTCACGCAAAGGACGTATTGTTGCAAAGCCGGCAACTTGTAATGCTCCTAAGAATGTTAAAGCATCTAACACTCTAAAGAAAACTAGACGCTCAAAAGGCAAGACGATAAGTATTAAGAGTACACGTACTAAACGTACAAATCCAGCAAGTCAAAAGCTGAGACGATTGAATACTGGACGTAGAAGAATTAAGCCTAGAAATAGAAGAGGTGCAAGAATATGAAAATAAATGAAATAACAACAGCTAAGATTGATAAAGTAAAACCTGGGGTCGAAGCAACTGTTGACAACGGCGACGGCACTAAAACGGTTGTTGATCTTAAAAAGAATCCTAATGCACTTGTCAAAGATCCTGCAACTAAAAAAATTAAACTAAACAAAAAACCACAATCTGGCACTGAAAGCGATCCTGCTAAAACACCTAAACCTGGCGATAGCGTAGAAGTAGAATGAGAATCATAGACATCGTAGATGAGATATACATGACCAATGAAGAGAAAGCTCTTTTGGAAACCATCGACGATGTCCGCCCGCTTGGATCATTTCTAGAGCGCGAACAAACCATTATCAATAATCTAATTCGTAAGAGTATAATAAGTAAAGTACAAACTCATAGTGGAACAATAGTGGTGATACGGAATGACAACTGAAAAAATACTAAATGATCTTGAAGAAATTGTTAACAAAGGACTTGAAGATAGTGCTATCCCTCATCAAAGAGGTAATAGTATTAGAATCAAACACATTGTTATTCGTAAAAGTCCTAAAGGATATTTGATCTACGATGCTAAAGAAAATAAGCAAGTAGTAAGAACTTTTTTCAAAACAACAGCAGTTGCAATTGCAAAGAATCTTGCTCAAGGTAACGATATCACAAAAACTGCAATGGAATTTGATAATGCAATGTTAAAACACTATAATGATGCAGTATTCTATAAACATTGTATTAATAAATCAGAAGACCCTTGTAAGAGAGAAATACGTAGAATACGACTTGACGTAGCGATACAAGAATCACAAAGAGTGCGCAGCCTTTTAGACCGTTATATTTTTTGTTAGTGATAAATATAATATAGAATACCTATCAACAGGAAGAATAAAATGCAAATTAGAGAATTTTCAAAGCCGCTAACGGCAGCAAAACTAAATGAAAGCCTAGCACAACGCTTTGGTTCAAAGATTAACATCGATGCGTTTACTACTGAACAACTACAAGACGCCCGTAACAAATTACGCACCCAAGTATTTAATGTAGAAACAACTGAAAGTTTTGACGCAGTTCAGCAAAAAGGACACACTAAGAACAAATTGTTTCTAGACGTACTTAATGCTGCACTTGCAGAGCGTGATGATGTAAGCATTGCTATTGATGAAGCAATTGAATCACTCAACGAAGGTGAAGAAGACAAAGCAGAACTAGTAATGGCAGCTAAGGACATGGTTGATCGTGTTACTGGTTGGATGGAAGACACTGCTGAAATGCAAACAGAGTCAATGCTAGAACTAGCAGATGCAATCCGTGACGAGATGGGCAGTGAGCAGGCAGAAGCATTTACTGCAAGTGTTAAGCCTGCACTTGAAGCAATGTATGGCGTAATGGAAACAACACGTCAAACACTAACACAAGGTGTTGGAATGTTAACAGGCGAAGCTGAGCCAATGGACACAATGGGTGCAGAAGAGCCAGACATGGACATGGAGCCAACTGTTGACGGTGACGTAGATGCAGACATGGATATGGAAGAGCCAGCAGCAGATGACGAGTTTGGTGCAGCAGATGCAGCAGCAGGCGGCGAAGAGCTAGGCGGACGTGAGAAGCGTGAGTCAGTAGACCATTCAAAAAAAAAGTAAATGAAGCTGTAGATGGTAGCACCATCTACGCTTTACTAAGACAACAAAAAGCGGCCGGTGTGGCCGCTTTATCTATTGCTAAACTAGACAAATACATGCGCAATCAAGGCAAAGGAAACTTTGACTACGAAAGCTTTAAAGCAATGTATGATGCAGACCCTAAAATACAACAGCTAGTAACCAACTTTGACAAAGACAAGATTGAATTTAAACAAAGCGAAGTAGATGATGTTGCAGGAGCAGTACCAGGAAACCCAGGTCGTCCAAGTGACACTGTGGGTAACATGGCTAAGAACGCTACAGACTTAGGCAACGAACTTTAAATAACGGTTGACAAGGCTCCTATTTGGTGTTATTATATACACTAATAGGAGCTTTTTTATGACTGAACGATCGCACGAAGACGTAGTAAAAAACATTACAGAAGTAATGGAACAGTACGTAACCCCAGCAGTAGCACAGCACGGCGGAGAAGTTAACTTTGTTAGCTTTGAAAATGGTACAGTACTTGTAGAATTAAGTGGAGCCTGTAGTGGTTGCGCAGGTAGTACAATGACACTTAAACACGGCATTGAACAAATGATGACAAGTTTAATCCCCGAAGTAAACTCAGTTGAAGGCATTGATGATCCGTTTTCAGATGTAAGTCCTTACTTTATGAATAACGATCCATTTGGGCAAGCAGCGTGGGAAGAGCAGCACCGTCAGGAGGGGTTTAATGAGTCTAATAATCGAGAAGTATAAGTACGAAAAACTAAAGCGTGTTGAAGTAGACGGCAAGCGCCGCTATGCAGCACCAGGTCATCCGCCTGTAGCAAGTGTAACAACCATCCTCAGTGGTACTAAGGATATGTCGCACCTTATTGCTTGGAAGAAACGTGTAGGCGAAGCTAAAGCACAAGAGATTGTAACTGAAGCAAGTGGTGTTGGCACACGCATGCATCATTATCTTGAAACTTATGTCGAAACAGGCGAGTGGCCTACTCCCGGCAGTAATCCTTATGCACAGCAAGCACACTCAATGGCATGTGTAATACGTGACGAAGCAATGGTACACGTTGATGAAATTTGGGGCAGCGAAGTTCCGCTTTATGTTCCTGGTATCTTTGCAGGCACTACTGACCTTGTAGGTCAGTACAAAGGCAACCCCTGCATCATGGACTTTAAGCAGACGAACAAGCCAAAGAAGCCTGAGTGGGTAGAAGACTACTATCTACAGCTAACAGCATATGCACTAGGACACAACGAAGTACACGGTACGGATATCCGCGAAGGACACATCTTTATGTGCAGTCGTGCAGGCGAATATCAGCAGTTTGATCTATGGCCGGACGAGTTTGCAGAGTGGGAACAAGAATGGTGGAATCGCTGCCGCCAGTATTATGAGAAGCACGGATAAATACTACTACAATAACGTAGGAGTATTAGTATGGCCGTAGTTTCCATCAGCAGAATTCAAGTTCGTAGAGGACAAAAGAACATAGGATCAGGATTACCGCAATTAGCAAGTGGTGAGTTTGGTTGGGCAGTTGATACACAAGAGCTTTACATCGGCAACGGAAGCGTAGCAGAAGGATCACCTTTTGTAGGCAATACAAAATTACTAAGTGAGCATGACAATTTATTCGAATTTGCTAACACTTATACATACAAAAATAATTTAAACGTACAAACTGGCGATTCTCCTAACAATCCTGTTCTTCGTACACTACAAGCGAGACTAGACGACAGAGTAAGCATCCGTTCTTTTGGTGCTAACGGTGACGGTACCGATCAAACAGCAGCATTACAACGTGCAGTTGATCAGCTTTATCTAAATGCTAGTAACAAAGGTACAACAAATGCAAGAGTTGAACTTATACTAGAACCAGGCGAGTATAATATAACTAGTACAATTTATTTGCCTCCTTTTGCAACCATTCGTGGTGCAGGCGCAGACAAAACTATTATTAACTCAGGTGCATTTGCTGCATTTCAAACAGTAAACGAAACAAGTACACCGGGTGCTTATGCTAATGATTCTACTAGTACTACACTAAATCAACCTAGAAATATACACATATCAGGACTAACTATTAAAAGTACTGGCGGATCTGGTCTGTCTTTAGTAAGTTGCAAGGACAGCGTATTTAAAGATATTATTCTAGAAGGATCATATGAATTTAGTGATGTCGTTGGCAATAATGGTATACTAATGACAAGTTTGAGTACAGCAGTTAGTTCAAACAATAATACTTTTGACAATGTCGCTATAAAAGAGTTTTTTATTGCGGTTAAAAGTGATAACGATATTAAAGACAACACATGGATTAGGTGTACATTTGATACAGCATATCAAGGGTTTGCACTAGGAGTAAACACAATATTAGGTACTAGCGGAATGCTTACAGGACCAATTAATAACACAGTGATTGATAGTAAGTTTGATAACATTTATACAAACGCAATTAATATTCAAAGCGGTACAGATAATAGTAGTAAAAATAATAAATTTTATAATATAGGCAACGAAGGCGGCGCCGCAAGTCTAGCAACGCATGCAGTAATTTTATTCAATAGTTTTAAAAATTCAAGTGATGGCGATTGGTTCCAACGCAGTGAAGAACTAGGGTACGATGAAACATACAAAAACGGTGTAGTCTATCATCCAGAAGTACAAGGACCTACTATTACTGATTTTGATACTACGCACAAATTAACAATTGGTCAGTCAGGTGAGTATTCTAAACTATTTAGGTTACCAGCTGACACTGCAAAAGGCTATGAAATAGATTACATTTATAAAAGCAGCATTGCAGGGACACGCACAGGCACAATAACTCTTGTAGTTGATCCTGATAACGACACGTACAATATTTCAGATGAGTACGACTTTACGGGCAATATGTCCGATGCAGAAAAATTAAAGTTTACTGCACAAAATTATGACGAAGATGGCAATACAGTGGTTGACACAGTGGCTATCATGATGTTAAACTTAACTAGTAGTGATAATGCTACAATGTATTATAAAGTGAAAACTAAGTCGTAATAAATGTTTGAAAAAAAATACGAAGACAGATTAATATTCTGGCGTAACTTTCGCGCCGGTTTAGAAACTGCGGCAGATCCTATACAGGAAGTAATTGACTTCTACAGCCAAGCACCTAAATGTGTGTTTGCTGCTGATCCGTATGATTCAACTACGTGGCCAAATCCGTGGGAATTATTAGAGGAAAATAATTATTGTTCCTTTGTAAAGATTCTTGCAATTTGTTACACCTTGCAGTTAACTGATGTTTTATCCCAAGCATCGTATGAGATACATATTACACGAGACAATGAAAATTCACAAACATATTATCTATTATATGTAAATGACAATGTAATCGGATTCAATGGAGACACACATGTACACAGAAGCAATTTGCCGGCCAATTTACATTCTGAACTTGTACATACTGTGCCTCTACAACACTAAATATCTTACAAATTAAATGTACATAGAGGAAAAAGAATGATTCAAGTTACCAAGCGTGATGGCTCTAAGGAACCATTAGATATCGAGAAGTTACACAAAGTAGTATTTTATGCTTGTGAAGATATTACCGGAGTTAGCCCAAGCGAGGTAGAAATTAAAAGTCAGATCCAGTTTTATAACGGAATGACTACTAAAGAAATCCAAGAAACACTTATTAAAGCCGCAGCTGATCTTATTACAGAAGAGACTCCTAACTATCAATATGTAGGCGGCAGATTAATCAATTATGCATTGCGCAAAGAAGTGTATGGTAATTACGATCCTTTTTCTGTTAAAGAATTAGTTGAACGCAATACTGATAATGGATTCTATGATACAGAGTTAGTTACAAAATATACCGACGACGAATGGGAAAAGATCAATAACTTTGTTAAACACGAGCGTGACGAGAATCTAACCTACGTTGCTATGGAGCAGTTACGCGGCAAGTATCTAGTACAAAATAGAGTAAGTGGCGAAATCTTTGAAACGCCGCAGATGTGTTACATTCTTATTGCAGCAAGTCTTTTCCAAGACTATCCAGTTGAGACTCGTTTGCAATGGATTAAAGAATATTACGATGCTATCAGTTTGCACGATATTAGTTTGCCTACTCCTGTTATGGCAGGTGTACGTACACCGCAACGACAGTTTAGTTCGTGTGTGCTTATTGAAACAGATGATAGTTTAGACAGCATCAATGCTACAGCAGCTAGTGTTGTAAAGTATGTTTCACAAAAAGCAGGCATTGGTATCGGCGGTGGCAGTATTCGTGCTATTGGTTCGCCAATCCGCAAAGGCGATGCATATCACACAGGCATTATTCCTTTCTACAAGCACTTCCAATCAGCAGTTAAATCTTGTTCGCAAGGTGGTGTACGTGGCGGAGCAGCTACGATTTACTATCCAATTTGGCATCTTGAAGTTGAAGACATGCTAGTACTAAAGAACAATAAAGGTACAGAAGAAAATCGTGTGCGTCATATGGATTATGGTGTGCAGTTTAATAAACTGATGTATGAAAGACTAGTAACAGGCGGCGATATAACTCTTTTCTCGCCTGCTGATGTACCAGGTTTGTATGAAGCGTTTTTTGCAGATCAAGATAAGTTCCGTGAACTATACGAAACAGCAGAGCGTAATACAAAACTACGTAAAAAGACAATCAAAGCAAGCGACTTGTTTAGTGCGTTTATGGAAGAGCGTAAGAACACAGGACGTATCTACTTGCAGAACGTAGACAATGCAAACGAGCACGGAAGCTTTATTCCTGAGCTAGCACCTATTAGACAATCAAACCTATGTGCAGAAATTACATTGCCTACTAAGCCACTGACTGACTTAAACGATCCAGAAGGTGAAATCAGCCTATGCACTCTAAGTGCAATCAACTGGGGTAACATTCGTACTCCAGCAGACTTTGAAAGGGTCTGCAAGCTAGCTGTAAGGGGGTTAGATGCGCTGTTAAGCTATCAGAACTATCCTATACTAGCAGCACAACTAAGCACTGAAAAGCGCCGTCCGTTGGGCGTAGGCATCATTAACTTCGCATACTGGTTAGCCAAACATGACCTAGACTATCAGAACATTGACAGCGAAGGACTTGCACTTGTAGACGAGTGGGCAGAAGCATGGTCGTACTACTTGATCAAAGCCTCAGCAGATCTTGCAGTAGAACAAGGTGCAATTTCTGGTAACATGGAAACAAAGTATGGACACGGTATTACACCTAACCAAACATATAAGAAAGACCTAGATGAACTGATTCCGCATGTAGAACGTCAAGACTGGGCAGGACTACGTGAACAACTTAAAGCCACAGGCATTCGCAACTCAACACTAATGGCACTAATGCCAAGTGAAACAAGTGCGCAGATTGCAAATGCAACTAACGGTATTGAGCCACCACGTTCGCTTATCTCAATCAAGCAAAGCAAGCACGGTGTACTCAAGCAAGTTGTTCCAGAGTTCAAACGTCTTAAAAATAAGTATGACCTACTATGGGATCACAAGTCACCAGAAGGTTATTTAAAAATTATGGCTGTACTACAGAAATATATCGATCAAGGTATTAGTGTAAACACCAGCTACAATCCAGCGTACTATGAAGACGAAAAGATTCCTATGAGTACAATGCTGCAACATCTTTTGATGTTCTATAAACTAGGCGGCAAGCAATTGTATTACTTTAACACTAATGACGGACAAGGCGAAATTGATGTAAGTAAAATGATGGGCGAAGAAGCATTGCCAGAGCTTGAACAAACTTTGGACAGTGATGAAGCTTGCGAAAGCTGCACCATCTAAATAATACTTGACATGCCCTTAGGGGCATGTTACACTATATTACAGCTACACATATACACAAGGGTAAGAGATACATGAGCGTTTTTAATACTGCAAACAAAGCAGACCACACTAAGGTATTAGCATTTTTAGATCCAACAGGTGGACCTACAATTCAGCGTTATGATACACTAAAGTACAAAAGTTTTGACGGGCTTACAGACAAGCAATTAGGATTTTTCTGGCGCCCAGAAGAAGTTGATATCTATCAGGATGCTAAAGACTTTAAGGCTCTTAGTGAACACGAGCGTCACATCTTTACAAGTAACTTGAAGCGTCAGATCCTACTAGACAGTGTACAGGGCCGTGCACCAGTAGAAGCATTTGCTCCTATTGTGAGTTTGCCAGAGATTGAGAACTGGATCCAAACATGGACGTTTTCAGAAACAATTCACTCACGTAGTTACACACATATTATCCGTAATGTGTACAGCAATCCTAGCAAAATCTTTGACGAGATGATGGACATCGAAGAGATTGCAGATTGTGCTGGAGACATTAGTAAGTACTACGATGATCTCATTGAAATGAGCAGTTGGTACAACTTGCTAGGAGTAGGCACACACACTGTTAATGGCAAGAAGGTTGTAGTCGATCTTTATGAATTAAAGAAACTACTGTGGCTTACACTAATGAGTGTTAATATTCTTGAAGGTGTACGGTTCTATGTAAGCTTTGCATGTAGTTGGGCATTTGCTGAAACAAAGAAAATGGAAGGCAATGCCAAAATTATTAAATTGATTGCTCGTGACGAAAACTTACACTTGGCAAGTACTCAAATGTTGCTCAAGACACTTAAAAAAGATGATCCAGATTATCTAAAGATTGCAGAAGAAACAGAAGAAGCATGCATCAAAATGTTTGTAGAGGCAGTTGATCAAGAAAAGGCATGGGCAGATTACTTGTTCAAAGACGGATCAATGATTGGACTCAACACAGAACTACTAAGCAGCTATATTGAATTTATTTGCACTCGTCGAATGACTAATGTAAATCTAAAGAGTCCTTATAGTGTAAAAAACAATCCGTTGCCGTGGACACAAAAATGGATTAGTGGTAGCGAAGTACAAGTTGCTCCGCAAGAAACAGAGATTACATCATATGTTAGTGGTGGCACTAAACAGGATGTAAGCACAGATACATTTAAAGGATTTAGTTTATGATTGAAATTTATGGTAAACCAGCATGTCCGCATTGTGATCAAGCAAAGCGGATTTGCGAACAACGCGAGTTAAAATACAAATATTATCAACTTGACACAGACTTTACTCGTGAGGAAGTATTAGAGATGTTCCCCGGAGCACGTACCTTCCCACAGATTAAAGTTAACGGAACATCAATAGGTGGTAAGGATCAGTTAGGTACTTACTTAGAAGAAACAGGCTATAACGGAACAGGACACACACTATAATGCTAATCGAAACTCCATACAAAGTGGGCGATAACGTCTCATTCAAACTAAGCTCAGGTGAAGAAATTATCGGTAGACTAGAAGCCGAAGACTCTAACGGCTACACAGTACACAAACCAATGGTACTTATTGCACAGCAACAAGGACTAGGGCTCGCTCCATTTATGTTTAGTGTATCACCTGATGCAAAGTTTGTACTGCAATCAACCGCAGTAAGTTGTGTTGCCAAGACCGAAGCAGAAATTAGCAAACAATATACTTCGCAGACCAGCGGCATTCAGATGGTATAATTTCTCGGCTAAATATACTAGTATAATACGAGGAATATAAATGTCAATAGCTGGCGCAAATATATTTGAAGAATCAACAACAGAAGGTGTAGGTCAAACTACAGTTAACCACCCGGATGTTGATACTGGTCCGGGCAGTAGTCCATCAGACCATGTTCACATTGATTATGATCTTGCTCACAAAGCATGTCTAGCAGAAATAGCAAGTTTGTTTGAAGATATTCAAGCAGACTTGCGTATTATTACAGACAGGGGCGATACTAGAGCAAAGGGTATCTATACACGTCAAGCAGACACAGTTGTACCTAATCCAGCTAACATAGCGGCAGCAGCCGCACAGTATGTCAACCTACAAGATTCGGGTATGTTAGACATGATTAATGCTGAAGTTGGTAATCCAACTAACTTAGGCAATACCAGTGCTGCAAATTATAACGCAATACGAAATTCAAATACTAGCTCTGGCGGATTTAGAGGCGGCAGCAATGCTACTGCACAAAGTGCTGGCTACGGCGGCGGCGCATCAACTGCTATTGTAGGCGAAGACGGCACAACATACTATGAAGGCACAGTGCCACTAGACCAAGTTACTACTGCATCTGGAACAGGTGTAGGAAATGTTACCTATGCTATGGCCGGCAGCAGATCTTTACCAATTCAGTCTGAACTGTTTAACATACTACAAACAGCTGGAGCAGCAGCAGGTGTTGATGTTGTAATCACAAGCGGCGGGCAAGTTCCTGCTAATGAAGGCGGTGTTGACGGACGTAATCGTACAGGATCAAATAGACATGACAAAGGCTATGCTGCTGATGTAAGAGTATTAGACGGTGACGGCACTAGACTGTATACCAACAATCCTGCTCAACTTGCAATTATGTTAAAGTTTGCAGAAGAATGTCGAAATGCAGGCGCGACTGGTATAGGCATGGGTAATGGTTATATGAGCAATGGTAACGTACACGTAGATATTGCATGGAGAGGTCAGCAAGCAGGAGCAATTACTGGTATACTTTCAAACAGATATTGGGGCGGTGGCTCATCAACTGGAACACGTACATCAACAGCAAATGCCCCGCAATACCTAGCATCATTAATGTCACCGAGGGATAACACAGCATAATGGCAGATCCATATCAACATTTAGACATGACTCCGGAATACAACCGGATCATAACAGCACTAACAGGTATACGTGACGACATTAGATTGTTGCGTACACTACAAGAAGATCCAGAGTCAGGTATCGTAACTAACGGAGTACTCAACGACTTCCAAAGAGCAGTACTAGCAGTTAGTATGAGTAGCGCAGGCAGTAACACTGCGGCAGCAGTCGCGGCAGCAGTCGATGCAGGCACAGTAAGTGCTAACGGCGGCGGAGTTGCAGCCCCTAGCGGAGATAGTAATGCAGACTTAGATACAGAAAGAGCAACAATTTTAGCAGCACTTGGCCAAGATCCTGCAACACTAAAAGTACTAATGAGAGAAGAAGGATTTTACTATTGGGAAGCAGAACCAGCTGCTGGACCTGATGATGGGTTACGTGGCTCTGTACCACAAGTAACTCCGTTTGCTAAAGGTGAATTGTTAGGATTTGACAATGAAGTAACTGGCCAAATAACAGTAGGTTCTCCAAGTGGACCGCCTGATCAAATTCCAAATCCAAGCAGACCAAGAAAGCGTTGGCCGGTTGCAAGACCTGAAGGTGCAACAGCATCACAAATTGCTAATCCAAATGCAGATTTAGTTGATCCAGCAACAGGACAGGTAGTTGCACGTTCACCAGAAGAACAATCAGCAGCAAACACAAGTAGTGATACGCCACTGCCCGCAGTAGATTATAGTAGCGAAGGTCCACAATAATGCCAAAAATACATAGAGTAGGTGATACTGACAGCGGCGGAGATGCAGCAATTGGCGGATCAGAAAATGTTTTTGCAAACGGCGGACCAACACTAGGAGGCGGTGTTGCAGACGCACTCGGCCTTGAGGATACTGTAGGTATCGATGATGCACAAGCAAGAGCAATACTTTCAGGAAGAGCAGCTGAATTAGCAGCAGGAAATGATCCTGACACTAATGAAGCACTAGAATCTTTCGGTGGCGGCACACCAGGTGGTACAAGTCCTGTAACAGGACAAGACGGAGCAGTAGGTGCACCCGGAAGTGACACAGCTACTGGTGCAGATGCTACGGAAGATTCTACTATACCTCGCCCAACTTCTGAATGGATTAATGTACAGTCTCATGTAAACCCTAGAGTGCTGCCGCAGGTTTGGACTAATTTAGAAACATTAGCACAAAGCCTAGGAAGAGTAATCACACTTAATAGCGCATATAGAACTCCAGCTTATAATGCTAGTGTCGGCGGCGCAAGGAATAGTATGCATGTTCAGCGCAAAGCAGTTGATATACAATGGGGAACATCTAGCGTACAGGGCAGAGTCGATATGATACAAAAGATAATTGATGCAGGATTTACAGGTATAGGCTGTTATAATAGCTTTGTGCACGTTGATATTGGAGCCAAGCGTCAATGGGGACCTAACGGAAGTCGAACTGGACAATTTGCTCAGTACAAGCCTGTATTACAAGCTAATGGATATGCACTATAATATCGGTTGACAACTTTCTCTTAGTATGTTATTATAATATATAATATGAAACTAGGCATGAAAGAGGCGATATGAAATACAACGATAAAGTAATACTTACAGACGCAGACGGCGTGATTTTGAATTGGGAATATGCATTCTGCTGTTATTTAGAACAGCGTGGACACACCCAAATTGAAAACGGCAATTGGGAATACGACATTGCCACACGCTTTGGTATCTCTCATGATGAAGCAATCAAACATGTAATTACATTTAACGAAAGTGCTGCAATGGGATTTCTCCCTGCACTGCGTGATGCAATGTTTTATGTTAAACGATTGCACGAAGAACATGGTTATGTATTCCGTTGTATTACAAGTATGAGTACTGACGCTAATGCTAAAAAGCTACGTCAAATGAACTTAGAAAAGTTGTTTGGAAAAACAGCTTTCGAAGAACTAGTTTGCTTGGACACAGGTGCTCCGAAAGATGATGCACTTGCTCCTTACAAAGATTCAGGGTTGTACTGGATTGAAGACAAACTAGAAAACGCAGAGTGCGGTTTGGACTTGGGTCTAAAGCCAATCTTAGTTGAACACGGGTTCAACATGAACGACAAACTCCGTCCGGGTATTACTAAAGTAACCAACTGGAGGGAAATTTATGAACATATTACAGGAGAAAAAATATGAGCGATAAAACACAACATGAACAAATTGTAGAAGCATTCAATGCTTACCTTGCTGAACACGAAGCTTGGGAAACCAAGAACGTTAAAGCAGCAGCAACACGAGCACGTGGCGCACTAGGTGATCTAGGCAAACTAACAAAGTCTCGCCGCGCTGAGATCCAAGAACGTAAAAATAACATGTAATGTGGACAGTCTGGGCTAAGGCCTTAGGGAGTAAGGCCTTTGACGAAGATAAAAAGGCTGACAAAGTTGCTTTGATTAGAACTGCTATAGTTTTATTTGAAGTGCTTGTTGGCCTTTTTATTATACTAAATGCAATAGCAAATCACGGATGGGGACTGATAGGACTATGAATCCAACACCAAGACAAACTGATGAAGAATCAACAAAAGCAGTAGAAGAATTTTTAGCCAACGGCGGCAAGATTACACATTGTGAACCGTTCGCTCGAACAGAAAACTTAGAAGTTAGAGGCGGCTTCTACGGACGCAAGCCAAAGAAAAAAGAAGAAGAATGAACGTAGAAGAAGGCGACAAAGCCGTTATAGTTTTTAGTATTAATCCTAAGAACGTTGGACGAGTTGTTAATGTAGCAGAATACATCGGCAAGTTCAAAGAAGGCGAACAATTTGAAGCATACGGAATGACTTGTACTTGTGCAGTTCACGATCACTATTGGTGGATCGAAGCAGATGATCTAAACATTCAATTAGGTCCATCACCCAAGGCATACATTGCTGACAGTTGGCTACGCAAACTTGTAGATCCTAATAAAAAAGTATCAACTAAAACAGAAAAAGAACTTGACATCCATATGTAATGGGTGTATAAATAGTATTGTAATGTTGAAACTTTAGCAACGACGGACAAGACCCCGGGGCGGTACCGGGCGACTCCACCAAGTGTACATTTGTTGAGTGTATAGTTGTTGGGGTCGAAATAGGATAGATTGACGTAAGAGAGAAAGTGGAGTTACCGGGATGTAAGCGCCGTTACCGCGAACAAACTTAATAATTGCAAACGCGAATTATTCATTAGCAGCCTAAGGGCTCTACGAGGTAGTTAGACCTTGTTACCAAACATAGCACTAAGAGTGTTGCAGAGATGTAACACTCTTTTTTATTATTCTGCAAATCAGCTAAAATTCGCTCACGACTAGGTAAAAATCAGTATTATCTAGGTAATTAATATTACAGTGAGCGCAATGTTCACAGAGTACTAAAAATAAAAACAATCAGAAGGACTTTCTAAAATGCGTACAATCGTACTAGCAACAGTAGCCGCTATGGCTGCAACATCTGCGTTCGCAGAAACAGTAACAAAAACACAGACTCCAGTAATGGGTCCAATTATCTCAGGCGAAGTGTCACTTGACTTTGCTGAAACAGCAAACGACAAGTTTGGTGGAACAATGAATCTAGACCTAGGTGTAGATATGGGTGGATTGGCAACAGTCGATCTAGACTTTGTTGCAACAGACGGCAATGCAGTAACACTAGACACATGGGCAGTTGGCACAACTGTAGCAGGCTTAGGTGTTGCATTTGGTGATGACCTAGGCGTAATGCCAGGCGCAAAAGGTGAGCAAACACTAGCAGCACCAACAATGGCAGAAGCAGTACAAGTGACTGTAGGTGATGCAGTAGTTGCAGTAGGTCTTACAGACTGGACAACAGATGTAACAGACGTAAGCAACATTCAAGGCGCTTACACATTGAACGTAGCAAACCTAGATGTAACAGCAGCAGCTGACTACAACCTAGACAGTGAAAACACAGTACTAGGTGCAGGCGTAGATGGACTAGACGTAGGCCTAGCATCACTAGGCGGCGCAATGACTTACGATGTAGATGGTGAAACATTTGGTTTTGAAACTGTAGCAACCGCAGGTGGCTTAACAGCATACCTAAACGGTGACGACACAGATGCACTACAAAACATCGGTGGTGAGTATGAAGTAAATGTAAATGGTGCAACATTTACAGCAGGTGCTAACTACAACGTCGACACAGAAGACTTTGCTCCAACAGCAGGTCTAAGTTTCAATTTCTAAGTTAAACTAATATAAATTACGGCACCAAGGGGCGTTTCGGCGCCCCTTTATTCTTAACTAAATAATATGGGTACGTTATTTAGACCGGAGAATTATAAAATGTGGAAATGGATAGGATATATCACAGCAGTCTTGCCTTTGATTGGGGTGTTGTACGGAGGTCTTAGAATCGTCAGTGATCTACAAACTTCGCTTGAACAGTCTATACAGACATCAGCAGATGCTCACGCAAGGATAGATTCTATTGCACAATCCCAAAAAGACATCAACAATCAACTATTAGATTTACAGTCAATCAGTGCTGAAGTAAACGGAATTGTAGGATCATTAGAGCGTCAGAAAAATGACTCAGTCACACGTGGTCAGTTGGACACATTAAGAGATCAACTCTACTCACTGAGAGACACACTTGAACAGATGCGTAACATGTCAAACAAAGTTTCAGATATCTACAGCAGACTTGACAAGATAGAACGTGAAGTTAACAACACACAGATAGATGATGATAAACGCATCCACAATGCCTTGAAGGACATTGAAGAAATATTTAGACGGTTAGATAGAGCTAATATTGATTAGGCAAACACAACACTAAAAGGTCGATTTGTGCGGCCTTTTTTTATGACTAAATAATACGGGCATATAATTTAGAGGGAGTACAATATGACACAGAATGAATATGACGTAACTGTCATTAAAGTAGTTGACGGCGATACAGTAGACGTTGATATTGATTTAGGGTTTGGTGTTTGTTTAAAAGACGAGCGTGTACGCATCATGGGCATTGACACACCAGAGTCACGCACAAGCGACAGAGTAGAAGACTTGTTTGGCGAAGCAGCTAAAGCGAGACTGAAAGAGCTAATGAAGCACGGTGGTAAACTTATTACTACTGAAGATAAGCATGGCGAAGACATGAAGGGCAAGTTCGGACGTATCTTAGGTGACTTTTATGTTGAACGCTTTGAAGATGGTAAAAAAGAACGTGTAACAGATATTCTTATTGAAGAAGGACACGCTGTAGCATATTTTGGCGGATCAAAAGAAGAAGTTCAAATGAAGCATATGGCTAACAGAACAAAATTACTTCGCGAAGGTATTGTATCGCAAGAAGACTATGATGCCGCAGTTGCACTTATGGAAGGCAAAGACTAATGACTGACGGCGAGTTGGTTATGTTCTTGCAAGAGATGTCAAGAAAAGAAGAAGCACTAAAGAATCTTAGAGCAGCACAAAATTTAAGAATATCTGCTGAAAGGTTAGCTGAACTAACTAGAGAAGAAAAATAACCGGTTGACAATCTACTAAACTCCTGCTATACTGTATAGACAGTAACAAAAGCAGGAGTTTTTTTATGACAATGTCGCTGGTAGGTCCTTACCTAACAACCACTAATTATAAGAAGCGCAAGCAAAAGCAGCGTACTAAGAATCAACAATTAGCATTTGAACAGCAACACCGCGAGTACAACAAAAGTATGAAGCGTATGGGCTGTCACGATCAAATGATGAGCTTAGAAGACTATGACTTGTATGTGCGTGGACTATACAAGCCTAAATTAAAAGGCGTGTCTAGCATGCCCGAACGTAAACCTTACCAACGAGAAACTACACAATATAAAAGTTTTGGCGATGGTGTAGGAGTTGCTACAAAGAAAGAGTCAACTCGCTACACTGGTGACTTAATTGTAGGTATTGCTACAATGCACAAATCCAACGCTGTTCCCGTTATGCGTGGAACTGATCAAGCAAAAGATATTGCAGCAATGCGCCGCTAACTCATAAAGGAAATACAATGAAAACTTTTATTACAGCATTAATTATGTTGGCGTCAATTGTCGGTGCAAATGCAGGACAAGCCAAAGGATTGTTTACAGCAGATGACAAACCTGAAATGTGGTGCCTGGCACTAAACATCTATTATGAAGCACGTTCAAGCAATCGAGCAGATCGCATGGCAGTTGCAGATGTAGTAATTAATCGTGTTAATCACTCATACTATCCTAGTACAATTTGTGAAGTAGTACAGCAAGGCAAACAGTATGCAGACGGACGTATGGTACGCAATCGTTGCCAGTTCAGTTGGTACTGTGATGGTAAGAGTGATTGGCCTACTAATATGGATGCTTGGGTAGAAGCACAACAGATTGCATACAATATGATAGTATACAACGATGCTCGCGGCATTACAGAAGGTGCAACACACTATCATGCAACATACGTAAGCCCTGAGTGGGCACGAGACTTTGCACTAGTTGGACGCATTGGCGAACACATTTTTTACCGTTGGGAATAATACTAACGCTTAACTCACCAGCCAAAACAGGTTAAATAGTATATGATATTTGGAATACTTACATTAATTACGGCATTGTGTATCAGTGCTGTAGCAATATACTACTCTGTCGCAGGATTGGTAGCAATCTTTGCCGCGGCCGCACTTCCCATTATGATTATGGGTGGTGTATTAGAAGTTGGTAAACTTGTAACCGCAGTATGGTTACACAAGTACTGGAAACAAGCAACATGGTGGCTTAAAAGTTATCTAAGTATTGCTGTAATTGTGCTTATGCTTATTACTAGTATGGGCATCTTTGGTTTCTTATCTAAAGCACATATTGAACAGACTGCACAAAGCACAGATAATCTTGCAAGAGTAGAAACACTACAAAGCGAAATTGACCGCAATTTAGGTATTGTAGGGCGTGCCGAAAATAGAATACGTCAACTAGAGTCAAGCGAAGTTGGCGCAGATGCAAACATACAAACGCAAATTGATCGAGAACAAGAGCGTATTGACAAAGCGTTCGAACGTATACAACCTGCTATACAAGAACAGAACACAATCATTGCAGGTGTTACACAGTTATTCCAAAACGAGCTAGATAAAATTGACACAGAGCTAGAAACACTGCAAGGCTATATTGACACAGGTGATATTGAAAAAGCACAAGGCATGGTAGGTACTAAGGTAGATGGCGACTATGGTCCTAAGACAGCCGCTGCCTTTACAGCCTGGCAAGATGCTAAACGTGCAGAACGTGCAGAATGGCTAGACAAGATTCAACAAGCCGCCAGTTCCCCTACAGTAGTTGCCGCACGTGAAGAAATACAACGCCTACGCAAAAGTGCTGAGGATCAAGTTACACAAAGCCAAACACTAATCACAAGATTACAACAACAGTTAGCAAACTCAGATAATGCTGAAGAAGTCCAAAAGAGTATAGACGAACAAAACGAACGAGTTCGAACCGCTTCGAAAGAAATTGATCAACTAACTGAAGAAAAGATCTCACTGGAGAGCGAATACCGCAAACTAGAAGCAGAAGTAGGACCAATTAAATACATTGCAGAATTTATTTACGGCGACACTGCTGACAACAATATGTTAGAAGAAGCAGTACGTTGGGTTATTATAATCATTATCTTTGTATTTGATCCACTAGCAGTCCTACTATTAATAGCCGCACAATATACCTTTGAGTTCCGTAAGAAAGAACTTGAAGATGATGACGGTGAGCGTCTTCGGCTTGAGAGAGCCGAATACGAACGAGCAAGAGCACAGCGTATAGTTGACAATCCTGGATTTACACCTAATATACCTGTATCTTCGAATAATGTTGATTCAAACGAAGATCCACACAAACCAGGTTGGATGTTTGAAGAGGAGAAGGTAGATGTCGAAGAATTTGATAGACTTGATGTTGAACAATCAGATAGGGCAGAAGAAGGAAACACCGGAGACGGAGACAACACCAACGGAGACAGTTCCGGGGGAGATAGTTCCAGGGGAGATAGAGAATCAGTTGAAAAAACTGATGGGGAATATGATGTTGGAGCCAACGATATCGGACGAGACGATTCCGATAGAGTGGACGGAGACGAAGAAACAGTAGTCACTGTCGAAAAAAAAGAATCAAAATCACAGGAAGAATTAAAGCGCGAAGCTGATTATGAGTTGAAAGAAAAGGATGAAATCTTTCAACTAAACAAAGCCACTTGGAAAGATGCTAATCCTGATCAAACACTAAAACATTACAAGAATTTGTATGTTAAAGGTCTAATAGATTCATTACCGTGGGAAACACCTCCGCAAGATGATAACTACAAAGCACAAGAAGGTTATCAGCAAAATGCAGAGCAAAATGAAAACACACTTTTTAACAAACTATCTAACAAATAGGTTTTAATTGAAGAAAATTAACATAGTAACTCCGCCGGATATGTTATTCAACGACTGTCTTCAATTGTTGTTAGTGTATCCTAGTAAGCAGGTACAAGACGAACTCCAAAATAAATTTTTAACAAACACTGGTGTAGATGTTAACATCTACGTCTATGATAAACCAGTATATGATAAAAAAGAAGTAGAGTGGTTGTTGAATGTATTTAAACAATGTGATACAGCAATTGTCGATGTAGATAATGCATCACCTTGGGCTAGAGACCTTGCAAGCTATATGATAGCAAAAACCAAAACATATTGGTTGACAAACAGCCAAGATTCAGTATATAATAATTTAAGTAATAATAAAGTTTACAACTTAGATTTTTTGTCTAAAATAGGAGATAATGACGTTGAGACATAATAAAGGCAGCACTGATCATACCAAACGTGGTCTAAGTGTAGAAGTACGTAACGGCGATGTAAATTTTGCACTACGTAAATTTAAAAAGAAAATCGCAGAAGACGGAATCCTTCAAGAGTTACGTCAGCGAGAGTTTTTTGAAAAGCCCAGCATTAAACGTGCAAAGGCTAAGAAAGCAGGTCGAGCACGTTGGTTAAAAAAACTAGCTAAGGAAAACGAAGGTCTTCCTTCAAACCATAATAAATCTAAACGCTAAGGGATAGAGTATGGCTATGCATACCGAACTCTGGTTCCCTACAGTAGTATGGAGTGCTATGATTCATATGGTCAATAACAACGAAGTAAAACGCTGGGCCTATGAAAAACAAAAATCTGACAAAGGTCGAACAGTTAGCAACTACAGTGGATATCAAAGTAACGATATATTACCTTCTGAATGTGCCGAAATTGACAAACTTATCCAGCATTTAAATACCGAAGTAAGTAATTGCACAGCTCAAGTAGGATTAAAAGACCTAGAGTTATATAATATATGGGTGAATATTAATCCGCCAGGTGCGTACAATCATCTGCATAATCATGTAGGTAGTGTACTAAGCGGTGTTTATTATGTTGATGCTGATAAAGATCAAGGCAACATACAGTTCGAACGCAACGACGGTGCTGAATATCATATACCTCTTGACATAGCAAAAGAAACATACTATACTAGTACTAGAGCAACATATGCTTGTAAAACTGGTGCATTATATATCTTTCCAGGATGGTTAAAGCATAGTGTACAAGGCAATAAGTCAAACAAAGATAGAATTAGTATATCTTTCAACTACGGTGAGAAAAAATGAGAATTGACCAAGATGTCAAACTAGACTACAAGGATGTACTAATTCGCCCTAAGCGAAGTACACTTAAAAGTCGTAGTGAAGTAAGCCTAGAGCGCAGGTTTACATTTCGTAACTACGAGCCAGACTTTCCAGACAACATAGAAGACGAACACTACCGTGGCATCCCTATTATGGCTGCTAACATGGATGGCGTCGGCACGTTTGAAATGGCTGACAAACTAGCAGAAGGCAATATCTTTACTTGCTTGGTTAAAACTTACTCAGTAGATGAACTTGTAGAATACTTTAATGCAGACTCTAATGCAGGTATTAAAGAGCGTACAGATAATGTTGCGATGAGTATTGGCACAAGTGATCACGATTATTATAAACTAGTCAACGTATATGAAAAGTGCGAAGACAACTTAAAATATGTGTGTATGGATATTGCAAATGGCTACAGTGAACACTTTGCCGATGCAGTGCGCCGTGTGCGCAAACAGTTTCCACATCTAGTAATCATTGCTGGTAATGTAGTAACAAGAGAAATGACGGAGGAATTGATTCTTGCTGGAGCAGATATTGTTAAAGTTGGTATTGGCCCTGGGTCTGTATGTACTACTCGCATTCAAACTGGAGTCGGATATCCACAACTCTCGGCCGTTATCGAGTGTGCAGATGCGGCTCATGGTTTGGGCGGGCATATCATTGCTGATGGCGGTTGCACTTGTCCAGGTGATGTAGCAAAGGCCTTTGCTGCCGGCGCAGACTTTGTAATGCTGGGTGGTATGCTTGCCGGGCACGATGAAGGCGGCGGTGAAGTAATTACAAAGCACTATGCAACTAATGAATACACAAGAAAAAATGTGAATCACGGTACTTATGTGCCACACTTTGAACAAAGACAGTTTATACAGTTCTACGGTATGAGTAGTGAAAGTGCAAACGAAAAGCATTTTGGCGGATTGAAAGATTATCGTTCGTCAGAAGGACGCACAGTGCTTGTGCCTTATAGAGGTGCTGTAGCCAAAACGGTACAGGACATTCTAGGAGGTGTGCGTAGTACCTGCACATATGCAGGCGCTAAGAAACTTAAACAACTTAGCAAATGTACGACTTTTGTTCGTTGTACGCAAACACATAATAGTGTGTATGAAAGTGCAACAATTGGTAAATAATTTTTTATTCAATCTTGACAAATCATTGAAAAGATTGTATAAATATATGTGTACATTATAAGAGTTATAGTGTACTGGGATGCCGAAAGGATCCTAAAATTAATCTTGCTTAATAAAGGAGAAATAAAATGACAAGACTAACAACTCTAGACCTACCTACACTACAAAGAGCTACTATCGGCTTTGAGAGACTGTTTAACGAAATGGAAGGACGTTTTGCTAACAGTCAATCACAAGGTTACCCACCATATAACATTGTACAGATTAACGACGACGAGTATATGATTACTCTTGCTGTTGCTGGATTCAGTATGGACAACTTGGACATTACCAAGGATGGAAAAATTCTGCGAATCGAAGGTACAACTCCCAAAGGCGGAGAAAACGTAAACTATTTGCACAAAGGAATTGGCGAACGCAATTTCCGTAGAGAGTTTACACTTGCAGACCACGTTGAAGTTGAAAGTGCAGGCCTTGAACATGGTATGCTGAACATTCACCTTATGCGTGAAGTACCAGAAGAACTACAGCCTAAGAAAATTGCTATCACAGACTACAATGGTCATGTGCAAGAAGCAATCGAAGGCGAGTTCGACGGCAAAATAGGCAAGTAAGCAGTCTAGGGGGAGTGAAATATCTCCCCCAATTTAATAAGGAAAATAAAATGAGTACCGATATTGACGTAATAATTGATGAAAAAATTAAACAAACAGTTAAAGAACCTAATAATTATAACGTGATTATGCTAAATGACGATGCAACTCCGGTAGAATGGGTTATAGGTGTACTTAAAGAAATATTTAGACATAGCGATGCTGACGCCGAAGCACTTACAATGAAAATTCATAACGATGGTTCTGCTGTAGTAGGTACTTATAAGTACGAGATAGCAGAGCAAAAAGGTACCGAGGCAGTTAACGCAAGTCGTAATCACGGGTTTCCATTGCAAGTAAAGGTAGAAGAAGAATAAATGAGCAATCTTAAAGAGCTAACATGGGAACACCATAAAAACGCAGAGCGACAATCATTTGTTAAAGAAATGTTTGCTAAGGAGCCGCAGATATCTAAGGAACGATATGCATGTTATCTTTTTAATCAGCATCCGCAATATAACATGTTAGAAATGTTTGGCATGATGCAGGGATTGTTTGACGATATGCCTGAACTTCGTAGAGCTCCTGCAATACATCAAGACTATCAAGAATTATGGGGGAAGGCAAATCCTAATCAACCTCCGCTAATGCCTGTAGTAAAAGAATATATGGATTATTTGTTAAGCATCAAAGACGATGCTGATAAACTTATGGCACATATCTACGTAAGACATATGGGCGATCTAAGTGGCGGACAAATGATTGCAAAGCGTGTTCCTGGCAAAGGACGTATGTATAAGTTCGACCGAGGTCACGATGAACTTAAAGATATAGTACGTGCTAAACTAGACGACAGTATGGCAGATGAAGCAAAACTATGTTTTGACTTTGCAACTAAAATGTTTCAACAACTTGGAGAGGCTAACTAATCGTGAGTGTTATTTGGGATAGATTAATAGAGTGTAAAGATGAAATTATCAACATATTTGATGCAAATGCTACAGAATATGAAGAACCAGGTCTTGCCCATTTTAATAACGATTTGTGGGTTAATCGCGTTTGGCACAATGATGATGTTAGGCGGGCTCACATTGATGTTGTAGATGCTCGTGACACCAAAGGCCTGTGGATGATGCACGTATGCGTGTTTCCTGTATTAACAAACGGAGGCCCTATATACGGTTTTGATGTTATTGCCGGCAAGAACAAAATGACAGGTGCGTTCCATGACTTTAGTGCAAGTGCTGATATAGACAACCCTATGATCGCAGGATATAAAGAAGCTGTAGCAGATTTTATTCCAACCAAGCAACGACAGCTACCAGAATGGGCAACTAATATTTTCTCAGATAAGATGCTTGCAGCAGGCAATGTAAGCACAGAAGAAGAAGCTGTTGCTATTATTGAACTTGCACAGGATAATCTTCGTGCATACTTTGATGAAATCGGAGAATTTACTGGCGAGTATAGCAGTGACATTGTAACAGCATGTCAAAACTATTACTGTCACAACCAGCAACAGAATCCACATACACCTCGCACAATGAAAAGCCTAGGTCTTGACGAAGCAGACGTTGATAAGTTCTGTACCGATATGTTGTTTCCTAAGATAAATACTTAAAATAAATTAGGAATTACCCAATGCGCTTTAGTGACTTTAGAATAGTAGAATCAAGAAAAATTATCAAAGAAGACGAAGACTTCGCAGCACCTAGTAATACTATGAGCGGAGCAAATCTTTATCCGCGTGGTGAAACAAAGTACATTACTGCTATATCTAAAAGCATTAGAGCCGGTAAGCCTTTTGCATTTATTCCAATAGGAAAAGCCAAAGCATCTAAGGAAGCTACTTTTGGTGTTATTGACAAGATATATGTTGATGGAAAAGAAATGTCTGTAGATGACTGGGAAATTTTTGCAGGAAACACTGATAATAAAGATGCAGCCGCAAAAACAGAGTTTGAAGTTGACGGCGATATGTATCCAGTGAGTAAAATGTGGAAGACAGAAGCAGTAATGGGCGGCATGTCTATTAACAAAGGCGATGCAGCTGAAGCTATTCTTGGTGCAGCAATTACTGCTAAATTCCGCAACGGAGGCAGAGATGTTAAATCTAGTGACGTAGTAGCAATCCTTAAGACTGTCGTTGCTCAGGGTGACATAAGTGGTAAAACAGATTATCAAACCGCTGGTGTTGAAGATGACAACTTTAAGTTTATGTTAACTCTTAATGTACAGTCGATGAAATCGTTAAGACTGTGGATTGAAGAAGAAGATCCATTAGCAGATCCAAAAAAATTCGCTATTGTTAGAAAAGGTGTAGATGCTAAAACTATTAAAGGTTTGCAGAAACAAATTAGTGATGCAACACAATATGCAAATAGCAACAAACGTGCTATTACCGCAGTAGAAAAAGCCAAAGCTGATCCTAAACAAAACACTGTAGAAGTTATGTCAGATGGCGGCGACGCAACACAGCAGAGTGTAACTAAAGTTGATTTGAAAATTGCATACGATGGACAGACTACTAGATTGCTAAGTTTAAAAGCAGGCACAGTTAAGCAGTTCGGACAAGGCACAGGCGGCGGCTGGGATCAAGTGTCTGATTTCTTTGAAAGTGCGCTAAAGTTTAGATTACCAGATTCAATGAAAGATAAATTTGGATTTAAAGATAAACAAAGTCCTAAAGATAAAGAATATTTAGATTATAACTATTCAGAAGGTCCGTTTGCTAAACTGTACGCTGAAATGGCAAAACAAGCAATGGTATACACTAAGGACGATAACGTCCAGCAAGAATATAATCTTGTTAAGAATGTATATGATGCAATTAATTTTCATGCAACACGCGGCGAAGAAGGTGTGACAATGGTAATTTTATCACCTAGTGCCAAAGTTGCATATAAAGAATTAGCATTTGATGCTAGACTACTTAGTGCGTTAGAACTATACGATCTACAGGTAGTAAATCAACCCGGGTTGTCGACACATCGTATTAGTATTGTAGGTAATTTAAAGACTGAAGAAGCTATTAATACGCTAGGTAAAGATAACACAGTTAATATTCCATCTAAGTCTGTACTAGTAGATTTAAGTTCTAGAAAGTCAGGCGGAACTATTCGCAATCTAGTAGAAATGGGTCCTTTGCTTAAAGATCTTGCTAATATTGAAAAATTAGATGCAGATGAAGCGGCACAAAAGGCACAAACATCAGAACCTCAAGTAGCAGCAGAGCCTGCACCAGTAGATCAAACTAAACAAACTAACGATCCTAACGCTAAAATTTAAGTTAGCATAGAATATTTTCATCATCTTCCTATAAATACATACACATAAAGAGGGAAGTTGCATGAATAGAGGGACAGCAATACTATTTTTGCTTTTATTTGCAACGGCAGCAAATTCAAGCGAATTAACTTGGGGTTTTAAAAATCCACGATTTAGCGGACAGGGCTATTCAAGCCATGTGCTTTCTACTGAACAATTACAACACAATCGCAAAGCAGATATAGAAGCAAAGGCAGAAGCCGAAGCTAGACGTATTGAGCGTGAACTTGAAAACACGACTCTAAACAAGTTTCTTAAAAACGTTGAATCACGTATCTATGCACAGCTATCTAAGCAGATGGTAGACAACATGTTTGCTGATTGTTCGGATAGTTGTTCTAACACAGGCACTGCAAACATAGAAGGCTCAGAGATTACTTGGGTCAAAGCAGATGGTATGATTACATTAACTATTATCGGTGAAGATGGGACGGTTACAGAGATATCTATCCCAGCAGAAGGGGATTTTAGCTTCTAATGAAACTTATATCTTTAATAATCGCAGTATCACTCTTGGGAGGTTGCGCCATGAATCCGAGCTTGCAGAAGCTTAGAGATTCAGAAGTGTCGCCTGTGGTACAAGAGTCGCCGATACAGCAGAGATTAGAAGATGTACCGGCATTAGATGGAGACAAAATTACAATAGCTGTCTACAGTTTTATGGATAGAACAGGACAGCGTAAACCCAGTGACATGGTTGCTAGTTTAAGCAGCGCAGTCACACAAGGCTCAGAAGCCTGGGTTATCAAAGCCTTACAAGAGGTGGGCAACGGAGAATGGTTTGAAGTAGTAGAACGTGTAGGTATGGACAATCTTATCGCAGAGCGTCAACTTATTAGACAGACACGTGAAAACTACGAAGGGAAGGATGCAGTACCTTTGAAACCATTACGTTTTGCAGGGCTCATTCTCGAAGGCGGCATTGTTGGATATGATAGCAATGTAGCAGTCGGAGGAGTCGGAGCCAGTTGGATGGGCATAGGTGCAAGCACCGAATATAGAATCGATAACGTAACCGTGGTGATGCGTATCGTATCAGTAAGCACAGGCAAAGTGTTACTGAGTATAGCAACGGAGAAAACCATTGCAAGCCACAGGTCCGGAGCGGACGTATTTAGGTTCCTAGATATGGGAACTAGATTGCTAGAGACTGAAACAGGATTTAGCGTGAATGAGCCTGTCAATTATGCTGTGAGGGCGGCTGTTGAACAGGGTATCGTAGAACTAGTTCATGAGGGTGAACGCAAGGGACTTTGGAAGTTCCAGGAGGGTAAACAAGATGAAATTAAAAATGTTGACATTATCGTTGATGACGGCAACAGCAATGTTTCTAGCTCCAGCTCTGGCGAATGATATCTATATCACACAAGTAGGTGATGCTCTAGACTTAGATATTGTTCAAGACGGCTCGGGCAACGAATTCGGAGACTCAACAACGGTAGTAACACTAAACGGAGATCAAATGACGTTTAGTATAACACAGACAGGCGACGGCAACGATATTGCCGCAGTTATCAATGGTGACAGCTATACAGGTACATGGGCATTCACAGGAGACTACAACACAGTAGATCTAAAATGTGATAGCACAGGTACAGCTGGTGCAGGTAACTGTGAGGCTGTGACGCTGAATATAACAACTACAGGTGACGATAACACTTATAAGTTTTATATCGGTGAAGCAGGTGACGCAGGCGATGCAACAGTTAACTTCACTATTACTGGTGACGATAACGTTGTTGATGCTGATATCGACGGCATTGCCGCAGTCATTGATGTAGATGTAAATAACACATTACCAACAGATACAAGAGCAATTACAAGTGAAACAGACTCAAGTCTGAGCACTACCAATGGTGGTAACATTATTGATATTGATGTTGATGGTGGCACAGCAGGACACTGGATAGATTTGGATCTAACAGGTGCAGCTAATGTAGTTACAATAGATCAAAGTGGTGCAGGCGATGCAACAGTTGTGTTAGATGCTACTACAAATGGCAGTACAATAGACATTACACAGAGAGATTAATATGCGATTGCTCTGTGTAGTACTAAGCGTATTCCTGACTACTGCATCAGCAGTGGCAGCTAACATTGGCACGGTTACTACACTTGACGGATCAGGAGTTATCAAGCGTGATAGCGATGTT